AAGTCTGGTATTCCTCCGCCGTGTCGATTTTCAATTCTAGTCCATTGGGCGAAAGATAAATTTTTCATAATCTCACGCCCAAAGTTTGATTCTGGTTTAACTGTCAACTTGGATTTTTCCAATCCCCCATATCTTTTATGAGGCGTTCGATTTCGTCACGGTGGTTTTCATGCCATTGATAAAAGCAAGATTGACTATGAAATAGACCGTCGCGAGATTGTTGAGGTATGCAATAACTTATACCAAAATGATTTTCGTGCCAACTGTATCTATCAACATCAAAAGCGTTTTCTGATAATTCGTCGCGTTCATAATTATTCCTTTCTTCTTCTGTGTTAAAAGTTTCATGGTGGTATTGATGGTCTGGCGTCGCGAGTAAACCGCGACGACCATAATTCATATATAACTTTTTACCACATTGTTGGCAAACAGGGATATCACTCATGCTAAAACTTTTCCTTTTGGTGTTTTTACAACCGCCACAATATCACGCTGTGCCTGTCTTATCTTTGCACTATCAAGCAATCGTTGTTTTGCTTCTTCCGATACTATTGAAATAGCTGTCCCAATTTCGTCAGCTTCAAAATTTACACATTGTTCTAAATCAACCCAATATTTTTTAACCTCACTTAAAAATTTAGATTGGTCTACGATAGAATTTATAATTTCTATTTCTTCTATTTTCTCTTTGAAAATATCTTTTTGTGCATTGTGCATATTATTTTTAGATTTATTAAATGCTCTTAACTGCTCATAATCGCTTTCATTATTAATCATCATAACGCGAGAATGACAACTACCTTGAGGCACTAACAAATAATGACCGCCAAGATTTTTAATGTCGCTTTCGTTAATATCGGCGTCGTGATAATTACTATATTCCTTTTTGCCTGTATATTTAGCAACTTTTAAATTATCAACCGCGTCTTTTAAATCTTGATGTTGTTTATAATAATGCGGATTGTTGTCGTTATTTTCATATTCATAATACAAGTTAGGATTGACACCTTTACTCATTAAATCATTATAATATAATGCTGTCATATCGTCGCGGTTATAATTCCAACAATACTGTTTTTCGCTATCATCAGAAAAACTAGGTTTAAAATAAAAGCAATTATCATATTGTGCAAAACTGCCATTATAACCACCGCGAGAATATTTTTTTAATATCTGCATATCATCTTGCGGAAAATTTTTTGTCACAGTCGGATAAATGACATTATCCCAGACTGATTGCTCTAGTTCTCTAAAGGTATCAACCGCGTCTTGTAATAATGTATCTTTTTGTGTCGGTGTTTTTAATGTAGTATCACGAAAAGCTTTTTTAATCGCGTCGCGTTTAGCTTTATTTAGTCTTATATCATCTTTATTCATATAAGTTCCTTTCTGTTATATTCCTATTAACATGGGATAAATTAATTGTCAAGCACAAAACCAGAATAATCATTTCTTGCTTTTCCCTTTGCTAAAAGTCCTGCAATAATATTATCGCCGTCGAGAAATCGTAAATCGTGAGCGTCAGCATTTACAACCTTAAATCCATTATATTTTTTTGGAAGTGATTTTCTAAATACTGCCGAGATATTGCCACCGCGATTTAATATATCAAAAGCATTATTGCGATTGTCCTCATTTAGTGAATAAGTTAAATGATAATTACTCGGCAACTCGCCATTAATATAAGATAACGCCCTTTTATAGACTTTCGTATAATCGTACCATTGAATTAATTTATATTCTTCCATAAGTCCTGTATTTTCCCACGATATGTCAGAAGTTCCATTTAATCTTATACAAGGAATTAAATCTTTGTTTTTTGCTTTTACAATAAAGGCGTCTATTTCTTTTCTAATCTGATTTAAAAAACTATCACGCTCTTGAATATACCACCGCGTTTTATTTATTCTGCCCTGTTGCACATTATTAAACGCCCCATGCCCCGCCGTGTATAAACAAGCTTTTTTGCAACCTTCCGACGCTTGAGGACAAACATTAAAACCGCTTTGATTACTAGAGGCAAGATATAAGACCGCCGTCATATAACCATATTTTTGACCTTTTACAGTTTTCGCGTTATTATCAATATTTAAAAGTTTTTTAGATTTAATAAATTCTAATTTCTTCATAACTAATCCTGTTTAAAATAATTTTTTAAATCGTTTATTTTTTCAATATCCTCGTCGTCAAGATATACGCTAGGAAGCCAATCACAATTGCCTTTATATGTATAAAAATTTCCTTTGTCGTCTTGGTATATTATATCGTAAATATCTAATTCCATTTTTAATCCTTTCTAATGTGAGTATTAAAGGCGTGGGATTTTAGGATTTAACCTGTTTATTTATTATACCCTACTTTGCCACTTTAATACTCATTTATCCTATTAACATGGGATAAATACAAAGTCAACTATAAAATTGATCTTTTATAGTGCTTATAGAACTTTCAATATTTGATAATTGTTGTTCTATTAAATTTATATTAGATACTTTTCCCATATCTAAACATTTATTATACGATCTAATTAAATGAATTAAGTCCATATCTAAAATGTCTATGGCTTTGTCTTTAGATAGTGAATAATGCTGATTTAATTCGTCGTCGCATAAATCACAAGGGATTTTTCTTTCTTCTATGTTTGCTTGTAATTCTAATAATTTTCTAACTTTCATTTTTATTCCTTTCTAATTTAATATGATTTGATGTATCATTATGCCAAAATAAAGATTCTTCATGACATTTTTTGCATAAAGTCCCCTCATCATAATCAGCTATTTCTTTGCCTGTGGTATCATTTAAAAATTCGTCGCCACAATCAATACAAGTCCAACCGTCTGGTAAATCATATTTTACAAAAGTCTTACCATTAATAATATCATCAATTTTTTTGTTAATATAACTTAATTCATCTAAATTGAGTTGAGATAAATTTTCTTTGATACATTTTTCTAAATTTTTAATTTTACTCATATTATCCTATTAACATGGGATAAACTAATTGTCAAGAAAAATATTTTTTTCTTTTTTGTGAGTATATTTAGAATCTGGCGGTGGTGTATATCCTTTCAAAACTTTCTCGCGGTAAAATTGTCCTATCACAGAATTTTTTGATCTGTGCAACATTTGACCTACTGTCGCGTAAGAATGTGTTTTCAAAAGTTCTCTCGCTCTTTCTGTTTCTTCTGATGTCCATACTTTTCTTTTCATTTTATTCCTTTCTATTTAATTGGGCGGTGGTTTCGCTGACAACCCATTTAACCACCATTAAGTATATAAACTAGTATTGCGATTATACACCCAAAACTTTTTAACTTCTGCACAGGACTTATCCGAATAACTCCGTCGCCTGTACACTATCCCATATAATGATATATATTGACAAGTCAATAGCAAAATGATAAATAAATAAAAAAGAAAGGAAATAAAATGACAACACACGAATTAATAAAATTATTAGATAACATTTTTTATGATGTGGAATTTGATATTTTTACTGATACAGAAGGTTTAGTAAGAGTAAATTTTGTAGTAGATGATGTACAGGAGGAAGAATGACATTAGAAGATTTATATTGGCATAGAGTTAAAAATTTATGGGATATCTATAATAGAATTACAGACGATTTAGTTTATAAAGCTATGTGGGAAAGAAAATTAAAAGAATTAATGGAAAGGGGATTTCGTGGAGAATAAAAAAGACGCTTACAAAATAAAAAAATTATTAGGTTTAAATGGCGATGAATCTGATGATATAGGATATTATAATGTTACTGATGTATTAATAGCTTTGATGCATTTTTGTGACAGAGCAGACACTATGGAAGAAGATGTAGCAGAGGTTAATTGGGATTTTGACTCACATTTAGAATCTGCTCGTGAAGGTTATGAAGAAAATGTAAGAGAGGAAAAAAATGGAGAATGAATTTAAATTACCAGACTATTATAACACAAGTAAACCAAAGAAAGAGGAAAGAATGATTAAAAGAAAATGTTTTTATTGTAATAAAGAAAAAGAAATGGGAGTATTTGAGAGATATTGTAGTGTCGTTTGTAGAACAGGTGGGACTAAAAATTACATCAGCACACATAAAATAGTTTGGTAATTTTATGGAAGGCGGATGGTTTGTAATATTAACAGTAGTGGGAATATTTTACTACTACAATAAACTTAGAATAAAAATTAATTTAGTTTTTAATAAATTTAAAATATTTTTTTATGTTTTATTTATTTTTCTTCTTCTATGGTTTTTATTTCTTTAATTTCTACACCGATGGCTTCGCCATTGATAACATTATGATCTCGGATTTCTTTGAGTTTTGCCTCTAATTCTGGTCTAGTCATGTTATCAAGCGAGGCTGTCACAACCTCTTTACGATCAACATAAAACCCTGCTAACTGACCGCGACGATATTCAGCATTTATGGCAGGACCCATTTGTCCATTAGTTACTGCAACATCTCTTAACCGTGACAGTTCTCTTGAGTGTTTGACAAAATCTAACTTACTTGCTTCTGCATATTCACGCTGTAAATTTTCTATAGCTTCTACAACTTTAGGAAAATACTTAGGATTTCTTAGATTACATGATTGTGATACAGCGGATTTCTCAGAATATCCCGCCTGTTTTGCACATTCTGTCGCCGTCAAACGACCATTTTCTTTTACAAAGATTTCAACAAAAGCTCTTTGTTTTGGTGTTAATGCACCATCTCTAATTTTAGGCATTTTTTCATTTTAATACAGTTTTTCTTTTCTGTATAGTATTATTTCATTCAATATTATAATAATAAATATTAAATTGCATTTGAAAAAGGTATATAGGGTTGGTTACGTGTAGTTACGTCTGGTTACTTTGCTAAAGTAACGTGTTTATTGTTATATTTCAATAGATTAATGCTATGGTTACGTGGTTACGTCATATTTGTAAAAATAAAAATTATTTTTTTTTATTTTAAATTAAAAGTACTATACAGACCTAAAGTTATCCACAACTTTCGACATTTAATCTTATTTAGTCCTTTATTATCCCATAAAATAGTTTAATATTATATAAGATTATATAGAAAGGACTATTATGAAAACTAATAGATGGATATGGGAGAAAGTAAAAATAGAACTTACTAACCCACAAGGAGAAACTGTTATTTTAAATAGTGATAGTTTTGATGACTATACATTTGGTATTATATCAGAGGCAGTAGA